TATAATATTGGCATAAAACAGCGTTGACCTTCCATCGACATTGTTGTATAATATAAATTGAGAGGTGAAGGTTTACGTGTAATTTAATTTTTATATAATGGAGAAATAAATGGATAAAATCAGATATTCTGAATACTTCTACTCTGTACAGGGTGAAGGGAAATGGGTTGGGACTCCCTCAGTGTTCCTAAGGACTTTTGGATGTAATTTAACTTGTGCTGGATTTGGACAGCCACGAGATAATCATATCCCAGAAGAAGAAATGCCTCATATGACAATTCCTCTGGATAATATTAAATCAGTTGAAGATTTACCAGTAGTGGACATTGGTTGTGACTCTTCTGCTGCGTGGAGTAAACGATATAAGCATCTTGCTCCTTTTGCTGAAACAGAAGATTTAGCAATAGCACTTAATAACACGCTACCTGATAATCTTTGGTTCAATGAATACGTACATCTTGTGATTACTGGTGGAGAACCTTTGCTTGGTTGGCAAAAAGCGTATATCGAATTACTGGACCAACCAGAGTTTGATGATTTAGCACATCTTACGTTTGAAACTAATGGCACGAAAAAGGTAGATCCAGCATTCGCAAAATACTTAAACAACCGTGACATCGAAGTTACGTGGATGGTAAGTCCTAAACTATCCCTCACAGGCGAAGATCAAAGCGTAACTATTGATCCAGATGCGTTGTTATCGATGAATGAGGTACAAAACTCTTTTATCAACTTGAAGTTTGTTGTACGTGACTTTGAGGATATTAGAGAAGTGTATGATGCAGAATTAGACTATAGTGACGCTGGTGTTGATGTTGAAGACGTGTTTCTAATGCCAGAAGGCGCAACACTTGAAGGACAAGAGTTGACTGAAAGAGGTGTAGCAGAAATCTGCATGAATTATGGATATAAATTCTCCCCGCGTTTACACATTAATTTGTTTGGTAATTCATGGGGGACGTAGAAATGTATTATTATGCGCATGAAGATTATTTAGACGACGTGTTTGCGATTAAACAATACGTTGAGATGTTGATTCAGCGAGGTCATAACGTAAATGTTGTTGGTATTCATAGAGGATCGCTTCCTATTGCTGTTCATTTATCAAACATCCTTCCTGACGTTGATATGTCTATCATTAAGTTTCAAACACGAGATGGTTGCTGCAAAGAGCCTACATGGTTATTGAACACGTCAAAATCGTTTGATACGTTTGTTGTGGTAGACGATATTTACGATTCAGGTAAGACAATTACAGAAGTGAAAGAATGGCTCGTTGAACAGCATCCTGAACAGTATGTAAAGCCTTGGGTATTGTTTGGCAAAGATAATGACGTTGATTGTAGTTATACGAGACCGCATGACGGAGAGTGGATTGTATTCCCATGGGAATTAGATGTTGACTCTGCGTGGTAAATCGTGTATAATACGCAGTATTGAATTAATAAGGAGAAAGAATGATAATTCGTAAATTATTTAAGTTTGAGGGCGCGCATATTGTGAGAAACTGTTCTAGTGTGCGTTGTAAAAAGTCTATTCACGGTCACTCTTACACTGTAGAAGTGTTCTTTACAGGTAAGGGACTTGATAATGGTCAAATGATTATGGACTTTGGTTTGATGAAAGGAAACATTAAGGATCTTATTGATTCGTTCGATCATGCTTACTCTATGTGGAGAGCAGAGAACGATGAGTTCCAACAATTTTTCTTTGACAACTCTGATCGATGGATTTCAATGCCAGTTAGTCCATCAGCAGAGGCATACTCGCTGATGTTCTTGTATATCATTGATAAGGTTGTTGGCGGTACTGAGTTTAATAACGGAGAACAGGATGTTCAAGTTAGCTCAGTAAGAGTGCATGAAACTGCTACTGGATACGCTGAATCGTTTAGAGAAGATTTAGAGTGGGTTGACTTTGATCTATCAGACATTATATTCTCTGATCAAATTAAAGCAGAATGGAAGGATCCAAAAATGTATGACAATCTATGTCGTTATTATGGAGTTGGCGATGGCGTGAAGTCGCAAGGAAATGCATTTCCTTGGGCCCTTGATAAGCCGTTTATTAATCACGCTGTTGAGCAGCAAGTATAGGAGAATATATGCACGATAAAGCAAAACAAAATGAAGTGTTGGGTAAAGAAGTAAATGATTATCTTGAAAAGATGGGTGTTCAAACACCAGTTAATAAAGATCTCTTGAATGCACCAACTGAACATAAGCTGGAAGCAATTGAGGATCAACTGACTTATATGCTTCTGACACTTGGTCTTGATCTTACTGATGATTCGCTTGCTGATACTCCTCGAAGAGTAGCAAAGATGTATGTGAATGAGATCTTTTCAGGTCTTCGTCCTGATACATTTCCGAAGTGTACTGCAGTTGAAAACAAGATGACTCAAGGGGATGAGTTTGTTGTAGAACGAGATATCACTCTTTATTCTGATTGCGAACACCACCTTCGTCCAATCATTGGTAAGTGTCATATTGCATACATTCCAAAAAAGAAGGTACTCGGTCTATCTAAGATGAACCGCCTTGTACATTATTTTGCGAGACGTCCACAGATTCAAGAGAGACTGAATCAACAGATTGCTCATGCAATGTCTTACATCACTGAATCTGATGATATTATTGTAATGGTTGATGCAGGTCATACTTGTGTATCTCAACGTGGCGTTATGGACACTAATTCAACCACTGTTACTCTAACAGCCCTTGGTAAGTTTGGTGAACCTAATTCACCTCTTAGAGCAGAAGCACTAGCAGCATTCTCGAGGCATTAAGATGGGAGATCGTTTAACTAGTGAGTGGACAGACACAGCCGAAGAGGCCTTTGGATCAACAGGTGCTAAAGGCCGCATTGGTGAATTGTTTATGATTGAGGTGTTTAAGAAGTGGGGATGGGAAGTTAGTGATGAAGAAGATAATAAGTACTATCAAACAAGAGGGGTTGATCTGCAGTTCAGAAGACCCAGTTGGAAAAAGTCATATTCATGTGATGTAAAGAATAATATGAATGAATATGGTTCATTCTACGTTCATAAAGATTGGCTACTTAATCCTAGACACATTAATGATAGATACTTTCATGTTAATCCTGATACTGGATGGGTAGCTTTTTATAGTGCAGCCGACATGAAAACGTGGTATAGAAGGTATCATATCAACGAAGAGTATGTTCGAATTGATCCCACAACAGGGCCGGCATTCATCAAGAGAAGCAAAAACGTTATTGAATCTAAACCTAAAATTGAATCTATTGATTGTGGTCGAGAGGTAAAAGGTTTTGCAAATGCTAGTTGACTTTTAAATTAAATGGTGTATAATACGTAGTATGATTAAGAAAAAACAAATGATTTGGGTTCGGTTTGCTAAAGAGGGTATTCACAAATACCCTGCTGCATTGGACGACCCAAACTTAGCTGATGTGAGTTTTCTTGGATATCCTCATCGTCATATTTTTCACTTTAAAGTGGGAATTGAAGTAACTCATGATGATCGCGACATTGAATTCATTCAATTTAAAAGGTGGCTTGAGGGGTTGTATGATGTTGGAGCTCTTGTGTTAGATTATAAGAGTTGTGAGATGATATCAGACGATATTGCAGAAGCAATTTTATATAAATATTCAGGTAGAGACATTACAATTAGTGTTTCTGAGGATAATGAAAACGGTTCATACACGGAGTATAAAGGTGAAAAGTATTAAAGATATTAGAGAAGGTAGAGATCATTATGTTGATGTAGATCCAAAGGACATGGGCAAAGTTCATGATGCTATGGGTGATGCAGCTGATGATTTAGAACATGAAGGGGACACAATGATTGTACCTAATAAGTTGTGGAAAGCATTTCAGAAAGCATGTAAACAGGTTAAATGTAAGTATAAGGAACTATAAAATGAAAACATTTAAAGAAGTAAGAGAAGGTAAGAAGGATAAGGAAGCTGAGATGTTTGCGTGGATACTAGATAAGATGGAAAACACATCTATGAGACACGACAAGATGAAGAAGGAATTCACTAAGAAGTTTGGTTCCACAGCTACTAAGAATCACTGGGATGATATGGTCACTATGGCTATGGATGGCTAATTAATTAACAATTTTTATATTATGGAGAAGTGAATGAAACCAAAGTTTTGTCATATTGCGCCAAAAGCGTTTGATCAATATGCTGCTAGTAAGAGCAGCATCCACCTAACACTAGCGCACCTTGTAGAAGAGCAAGGTGCGTCATATTGTGCTCCTTTCCAAGACGGAAAGGATATCATTTTAGACAACTCTGCATTTGAAATGTATAAGCAGGGTCGTCCTATGTACCCATCAGATAAACTACTAGACATGGCTGCTCAAATGAAAGCAGACTACATTGTTATGTCTGATTATCCTGGAGAACCAGGACAAAAGACTATTGATGCTGCTAAAGAGCTTGGTCCTATCTTTAAAGAAGCTGGGTATAAAACATTCTTTGTTCCACAATCTAAGGTTGGTGATCTTGATGACTATATTGAGACATTTGCTTGGGGACTTGAGCAAGACTGGATTGACTTAATCGGAGTATCTATTCTTGGTGTTCCTAATGCATATGGCGTTGAAAAGGACAATAAACTTCAACGATTCTTATCTCGATGGAAGATTATGAATGAGTTGGAACAACGGCATCTATTACCATTGGAAAACGGCCTGTCAAAAAATCGACTTCACTTCTTAGGAATGGTTGATGGTCCAAACGAGATTGATCTCGTAAATGATTTCCACTATTATATTAATAGTTGGGATACATCTGCTGCTGTATGGGCAGGAATGAATAGTGTAAGATTCGATAACAGTCCTACTGGATTGATTGATGGTAAGATCGAATCTGAAGTAGCATTCAACATTAGTGCATCTGATAAGATTGATGATGTTGAATATAATATTAACTTTATTAATGAGAAACTTGTATGAAACATATATTAGGCCCAAATTCTAGATCAACGATTACAAATGTTCAAGAGGGGGATTCACAGCCAAACGCGATTGACTTACGAGTAGATAAAATCCTTCGTATTGAGAGCAGGATGTTCACTATCACAGAAGAAGAAAAGATCCATCGTGAATCAACAGAGGTTGCTCCAGATGCTGATGGATACTGGCATCTAGGTCGAGGCGACTATGAAGTTGTAATGGAGAATGTTATTAAGGTTGGTGATAATGAAGCTGGATGGGTTATCACTCGTTCGACTCTAAATCGTAACGGAGTATTTCTTACTTCAGGACTTTATGATTCAGGTTATCATGGAATGATGGCTGGTTGCATGCATGTTGGATGTGGTTCGATGAAGATTAAGAAGGGTACTCGCATTGGTCAGTATCTATCATTTGCTGCTGAAGCGCTTCATTCATACGATGGAGATTATGGTCTTACAAAGGATCATGATAAGAAGTACTTATGATTATAGCTCTTACTGGTCTTGCAGGGTCTGGTAAGGATACAGCGGCTGAAATCATTGCAGAGATTGTTGATGGTTTCGTCGTTGCTTTAGCTGACTTGCCAAAGGATATGGCTTCACGACATTTTAGAATCCCAGTATATTACTTCCATGATAGGGAATTGAAGGATAGTATCTATGCAGCTGAAGGAAGGACTCCTCGAGACCTTCTTGTGGGTTGGTGGGACAGATTGTTCTTTGAACACGGAGATGACTATTCACTTCGTATGAACATTAAGAAGATCGACGAGATTCTTAATTATGAAAAGCATGTTATCGTATCTGATATTCGTTATCCAATTGAATTTGATTGGGTAAAGAAGGAAAACATCCTTCTGTTGAATATTCAGAGAAATGATGTTGAATCTACTATTGATCATCATACTGAGTCTGGTTCAGATAAAGGTATTATAGTAGACAATAATGGTACGATTGAAGATCTGAGAAACACTTTGATAGAAATGTTTCAGGGAGAACATTCAATCGTATAAATAAATGTATAGGATGCTTCGGGTCCTATGACGGAAGTGTATCAAGAGATACACTATAATTAAAACTCGCTTAATATAAGGAGAATACTATGACACACGCTCACAATGCGTTCCCAAGAGACCTGTTCTTAGGTTTCGACACTTTATTTGACGCTCTTAATGGGCCAAATAATGCTTCTAATCAATCTTACCCACCATATAACGTGGTAAAGAAAGATGATAACCATTATCTAATTGAAATTGCAGTAGCTGGTTTCAAGTCAGATGATATTGATATGACTCTTGAAAAGGGCATTCTTACTGTTGAAGGTAAGAAGGACATGTCCGATCGAGATGAAGATTTTATCCACAAGGGCATTTCGAATCGTCCATTTAAACGCTCATTCACACTAGCCGAAACAATCAAAGTTGTTGGTGCTGATATTGTGGATGGTCTTCTATTGATCGGTCTTGAAAATGAAATCCCTGAAGAGGATAAACCACAAACCATTAATCTAGGAGAGTTTAGCAAGAAGGCTAGACAACTGCTACTAGGTTAAACTAAATAGGATGTACAGTATATAATGTACTGTACATCCTACATATTATGGAGAAATAAATGAGTACACCTCAAATTGTAAGACTAATCACTGGCGAAGAGCTATTATGTACTATTGAATCAAACAATGGTAAGCAGCTAGTAATCAAAGATCCATTTGTAATCCTACCAACTCAAGAAGGCAATCTTCAATTCATGAGATATATGGGTTATGCGGTATTCGATACTTTACCAATTAAGACAGACAATATCATGTGGGTTGTAGAGCCCAATAGAGAACTGGTATTGAAGCATAATGAAATGACAGGAGCAATCGACATTCCCGATAAAAAAATCATTACTTAACGTTGACTTTTGACTTGAATTATTATATAATGCTTACATGACTGCTAAATTCTATACGACTGTTTACCGTCGAGGTAACAACATTCTCTATCGAGGATATGAAGACGGACAACCTTTCATGAGAAAGGTTCCGTTTTCTCCTACGATGTTCTATCCATCAGAAGATCCATCTTCTGGTTGGAAATCACTAGATGGACGTTTTGTCACACCTATCCGGTATGATAATATGGCTGATGCTCAAAAGAGTATTAGGCAATCCAACAGCACAGCAAACTCTGCCCTTCATGGTATGAGTAACTTCCTCACACAATTCATTACAGATGAATTCCCGGATGAGATCAAATTCAATCGTGGTCAGATCAATGTAACTTCAATTGATATTGAGGTACAATCTGATGAAGGGTTCCCTAAGCCTGATGAAGCAAAGTTTGAAGTAATTTCTATTGCAATGAAGAATAATCAAGAGGACAAGTACTATGTGTATGGTCTAAATGATTATGATGTTGATAAGTCTATCATGCAAGATAATGAGGTAGTGTATCGTAAGTGTAAAGACGAATACCATCTCTTAATGTGTTTTGTTGAACGATGGGCTTTGAATTATCCTGATGTGGTGACAGGTTGGAATGTGAAGTTCTTCGATATGACTTATCTTGTTAATCGTATCACGAAAGTATGTGGTGAGAAAGTGGCTAGACGATTAAGTCCTTGGAACTATAATCATCCTCGTAAAACCAGGATAATGAATAATGAACATCACTGGTGGGACATCTACGGTGTATCAATTCTCGACTATCTTGATCTATTTAAGAAGTTTGGTTATTCATATGGACAACAAGAGTCTTATAAACTAGACCATATTGCTCATACTGTTCTTGGGGAACGAAAGCTATCGTATGAAGAACACTCTAATCTATACACCCTATACAAAGAAGACTATCAGAAGTTCATTGACTACAACATTAAGGACGTTGAGTTAATTGAAAGATTAGAGGATAAGATGGGTCTTATTACTCTGACAATGGTTGTTGCTTATAAAGCAGGTGTTAATTATGCTGATTCACTAGGTACTGTAGGAGTATGGGATTCAATTCTATATAGAGATTTATCATCTCGTTTCATTGCTGTACCACCAAATCTTGATTCAAAGAAAGGAGATTATCCTGGTGGATATGTAAAAGCACCTCAAGTAGGATTACATAATTGGGTTTGTTCGTTTGACTTAAACTCACTATATCCTAATATCATTTGTCAATATAATATGAGTCCTGAAACAATTGTTAGAAAGGAGCCAGGTGTTAATATTGATAGTATTGTTGCTGGTCATATCAAGAATGATGATCCAAGTACTGGAATGGCAGCTAATGGTCTTCGATTCAAGAATGATAAGTTAGGAACGATTCCTCGTATCATTGAAGATCTATATAATGAACGAGTTGTTGTTAAGAAGGACATGTTGAATTCAAAACAACAGATTGAGAATGCTGATAAGAATGATAAGCAAGTTATCTATGAATGGGAGAAAAAGATTACCATTGCTGAGAACAAGCAGATGGCTATTAAGATTCTTATGAACTCATTATACGGTGCGATGGGTAACCAATGGTTTAGATACTTCAATCAGGATGTTGCAGAAGCTATTACAACGTCTGGTCAAGCTACTATTAGATGGGCTGAGAAAGCTCTGAATAGTTATATGAATAATATTCTAAGTACGAAGGATGTTGATTATATCATTGCTATTGATACGGACTCTGTTTATGTTAATATGGATCCACTTGTTCAAGCAGTCAATCCTAAGAATCCTGTTAGTTTCTTAGACACTGTTTGTAACGACAAGTTAGAACCAGTACTCGAACAAGCATATCATAATCTGTTCGATACTCTTGGTGGCATTAGTGAAAAGATGGTAATGAAGCGAGAAGCCATTGCTGATCGTGGTATCTGGACAGCCAAGAAACGGTATATTCTTAATGTACATAATAATGAGGGGGTTCAATACGCTAAACCTAAATTGAAGATTATGGGATTAGAAGCAGTTAAATCTTCTACTCCTGCCGCTTGCAGACAAGCTCTAAAAGACATCTTTAAGGTTATTATATCTGGATCAGAGAAGAACACTCAAGATGCTATTGCTGCATTTAAGAAACACTTCTTCACTCTTCCTGCTCATGATGTAGCATTTCCTAGAGGTGTGAGTGAACTTGATAAATGGGTTGCCGATGATCCTAATTTGGTGTATACTAAGGCAACACCTATCCACGTGAGAGGTGCACTAGTTTATAATGATGCAATTCGTAATCGAGGTCTTGAGAAGAAGCATACTATGATTCAGAGTGGTGAGAAAGTTAAGTTTACTTACATGAGGATGCCTAATCCTCTTAAAGAGAATGTTATATCGTTCCCTGAGTATCTCCCTCAGGAATTTAAAGCTGATTCGTTCATTGATTATGACAAGCAATATAAGAAGACATTCCTCAGTCCAATCGAACCAATCTTAACAGCTATTGGTTGGTCTATTGAAGAGGAGGTCACATTGGAGGACTTCTTTGGTTAAGTTAACAGCATTTAAAAATCTATATGACAATAAGACAGATAAGACAATGGAGTTTGACGATGTTGAATCGTTCGAACAGTTTCTATATAAGTTATCAGAAGTTAAGTACGACTCGAAGAAAGATGCTTCGTTAATTAGTCCTGCTACATTCCTTGCTGGAATGACTAGAGCTAATAAAGCAGTAGTCAATTGGGCTGGTTGGGCTGCTGTAGATGTTGATGATCACTTATTTGAAGGAGATCTCGAAAAAGAGTTGAATTCAAAGTATGGTCGTTATACATATATCTGTTATTCTACTGCATCATCAACTATTGAACACCCTAAGTTTAGATTGGTATTTCCGTTAAATGCTAATGTAAAAGCCAATAAAATCAAGCACTTCTGGTTTGCTCTAAACAAAGAACTGGATGATATAGGTGATCCTCAAACAAAGGACTTATCACGAATGTACTTTGTTCCTGGGAAATATAAGGGGGCTAACAACTTCATATTCACTAATCAAGGATCTATTATGGATCCATATGTGATTATGGACAAAGTTGAATATATAGAGAAGACTACAGGTAATTCGTTCTTAGATGGCCTACCAGAATCAGTGCGTCAACAAGTGGTGTCTCATAGGAAAGAACAGATGATTAATAACTCTATCAGTTGGACTAGTTATCATAACTGCCCATTTGTAAATAAGAGATTAGTTAGTGAATACAAGACCATATCTGAAACTGGTTGGTATCGTAAGATGTATCAGATAATGGTTTCTATTGCTATAAATGCAATCAGAAAGAAATATCCAATCAACTCACAAGAGATTGCAGAGATGTGCACTCAAATTGATAATGAAACTGGTGGATGGTATAAGAATAGACCTCTTCAAAGAGAAGCAGAAGGCGCAATACAATTTGCTTATGAAAACGTTGACTTTACCACATAAAACGTGTATAATATAGTGTATTACATAAAGGAGAAGTAAATATGGCTTCAATAATGGATAAACTGAAGAAGAATTCTAAGATTAAGGATACTCAAGTATTAGAAGATTCTAGTCTCTTCTCACAAAAGGATATGGTGCCAACTAAGGTGCCGATGATTAATGTTGCACTTTCAGGTGATCCTGACGGAGGCTTAACATCTGGATTAACTGTACTTGCTGGTCCATCGAAGCATTTTAAGACTTCATTTGGATTACTTATGGCAGCAGCATATCTTGAGAAGTATTCAGATGCTATCATTCTATTTTATGATTCTGAATTTGGATCCCCGCAACAATACTTTACGAGCTTTGGCATTGATCCAGCTCGTGTTCTTCATACTCCTATTACTAACGTAGAAGAGTTGAAATTTGATTTGGTTAATCAATTAGAGAATATTGAAAGAGATGATAAGGTAATCATCATGATTGACTCTATTGGTAACCTTGCATCTAAGAAAGAATTAGAAGATGCTAAGAATGAAAAGAGTGTAGCTGATATGTCTCGTGCTAAAGCTCTAAAAGGATTGTTTAGAATGGTAACACCATATCTAACAATGAGAGACATTCCACTTCTTGCTATTAATCATACATATCAAGAGATTGGACTATTCCCTAAAGCTGTAGTGTCAGGCGGCACAGGAATTTACTATTCAGCTGATAATATCTGGATTCTTGGTCGTCAACAAGACAAACAAGGTCAAGAGATTAAAGGTTATCACTTCGTAATTAACGTGGAGAAATCTCGGTTCGTTAAAGAAAAGAGTCGCATTCCTATTTCTGTATCTTGGGATGGTGGTATTCAACAGTACTCAGGTCTATTAGATGTAGCACTTGAAGGCAACTATGTTGCCAAACCATCTAATGGTTGGTATCAGATTGTTGACACTGAAACTGGAGAACTTATTGGTAATAAGGTTCGTCAGAAAGATACACTATCTAAAGAGTTTTGGGAACCTGTGTTTGCAAATACAGATTTCAAAGACTTCTTAAAGAAACAATATGAAATTGGACATGCGGAGATGATTAAATAGTGAATTTAGAGACTCTAATATTACGAAACCTGGTTCAGAATGAGGAGTTCACAAGACGTGTAATTCCCCATCTGAAACCAACTTACTTTGAAGGATCTTATAAGATTGTATTCAATGAGGTGGTTCAGTTTGTCAGTAAATACGGTAAGCTACCAAACAGCGAGTCTCTTAATATCGAACTTCAAAAGAGTTCTGATATTCCAGCTGATAGTGTAGCAGAAGTATTCTCTATTGCTAATGATATTTCTACAGTAGTAGAAGATACTAATCAAGATTGGTTAGTTGAACAAACAGAGAAGTGGTGTCAGGATAGATCAATCTATCTTGCTATTATGGATTCAATTAACATAATTGAAGGAAAGCATAAAGACTTAACAAAGAATGCCCTTCCTGATCTTCTTGCTGGTGCGTTATCTGTCAACTTTGATACTAATGTTGGTCATGACTACATTGATAATTCAGATGAACGATATAACTTCTATCATAGAGATGAAGAGCATCTTCCATTTGATTTAGATATGTTTAATACTATTACTAAGGGAGGCTTGGTTAATAAATCTCTTAATGTTGCCCTTGCAGGTACAGGTGTTGGTAAGTCATTATTCATGTGTCATGTCGCGGCAGGTGCTCTCACTCAAATGAAAAACGTGTTATATATAACAATGGAAATGAGTGAAGAGAGAATTGCTGAACGTATTGATGCTAATTTAATGAATGTGCCTATTGATCAGTTGACTAATTTATCAAAGGATATGTTTGATCAAAAGGTTAAACGAATTGCTGATAAAGGAGCTGGTAAGTTAATTGTTAAGGAGTATCCAACAGGAGCTGCTAATGTAAGTCATTTCAGAGCTCTTCTAAACGAGTTGAAGTTAAAGAAGAACTTTGTACCTGATTTAATCTGCATCGACTATCTTAATATATGTGCATCATCTCGTATGAAAGCAATGGGCGGATCTATTAACTCATATACATATGTGAAAGCAATTGCAGAAGAGTTAAGGGGACTAGCTGTAGAGAACAATCTTCCAGTAGTAACAGCTACACAGGTAACGAGAGGAGGATTTTCTTCATCAGACATTGGACTTGAAGACACATCTGAATCATTTGGTCTACCTGCAACAGCAGATCTAATGTTCGCCTTAATCTCCACAGAGGAGTTAGAGAACCGAAATCAGATAATGATTAAGCAATTGAAGAACAGATATAATGATCCAACAGGTAAGACAAAACGGTTTGTAGTAGGAATTGATAGGGCAAAGATGAGATTATATGATGTAGATGATTCAGCTCAACAAGGACTGGTACAAGATTCATCATCACAATCAACAACAGATAAGTTTGCGGAGTTTGAAGTATAATGGTAGAAAGAACAAATAATATTAAATCAGTTGAACCAACAAAGGTTCCTGATCATAACAATTCAATGACTAAGGTTAGAATGGTATCATATAGCATGCCAAGTCCTGAATTTGCTAGGGAGGGTTTAAACGATGTACAAGATCTAATTGCATTTTGTGCTAGAGTATCTAACCCATCCAATCAATTTAATAAAGAAACAAGTGATAAGCTAATTAAGTATCTTATTAAACATAAACATTGGAGTCCTCTTGAGACAGTATCCGCTTGTCTTGAAGTAGAAACTACTCGTGATATCGGTAGACAGATCTTGAGACATAGATCGTTTTCATTCCAAGAGTTTTCTCAACGATATGCAGATCCTACGAAGGATATGTCATTCATGTTAAGAGAGGCTAGACTTCAAGATACAAAGAATCGCCAAAACTCCATTGATACTAGTGATACAGCATTATCTGCTATGTGGAGAACTAAGCAGGAAGAAGTTATTAAGAAGTCGCTTGATGCTTACAATTGGGCAATTGCAAATGATATTGCAAAGGAGCAAGCAAGAGCTGTACTTCCAGAAGGTAATATCATGAGTAGAATGTATATGAACGGAACACTTCGTTCTTGGGTTCATTACATTGAATTGAGGAGTGCTAATGGCACACAAAAGGAGCATATTGAGGTGGCTAGACAATGCGCAAAAGTAATTGCAGAAATTTTCCCACTTATGCTTGACATTATGGAGTAAAGTATGTATAATAGACTGGTAAATTGGTTGAAGAATCCATTCAATAGAGATATAACAGATTACGAGGCTCTTTATGAAGCAGAGATTAAGAAACGTATAGAAGTTGAAAATGTGTTAAAAACATTACAATCACAAATCACCACTTGTTTAAAAGAGTCGAATAAGCGAGGGTATAATGGTCATGGAATGTAATGTTAAAGCAATTTGCAGTCATATTTCATGATGGAAAGGGTAAAGTAGTTCTTGCTAAGTCTAAAGAAGATGTTAGACAAAAGTATAAGAATGTTAGAAGCGTATTTAGAATGGGAGTATTAAAATGAGTAAAACAGCAGTACCTGGCGTAGTTGCAAAGAAGGATCCAAACGGAAACCGTTTGGCAAAGAAAACCTTGAGTCACGGGACATTTAGATGCAAACGTCATCCAAATTCAAAACGATGCAAATAATTGATGATGCAAAGGATTGGTTAGGTCTAATAATGGTAATGATCTTTGCATTTCTTGCAGGGGTTGTATCATTAATGTTTTTATTATTATGGAGTCCGTTTCTCATAGCAGCAATGGCATTGGATTATTATGAAGAAAGAAAACGCATACGATAGTTGGTCTTTCGTAGAAAGACAATGGGATCAAGATCACTGGTATATTAGATTAGAGGGTGGTAAGTATCATGGAGTTGTATTTAAATACGATTCTATTAAACTAAACGAGACTACTGAATCAATTGATTTTGATTATGATGTTGTTGATTATCTTGATGAAGATCCTCATGGAAAGAGAGAGTTTAATATGGTGGTAGGAGACCTATTAAAACACGTATTAGATGATGCTTTTAAGCATGACGACTTTGTCATTGGAAGCAAAAATGGATGAGACTCTTGTAATTCTTGCAGAAGAATGTGCTGAAGTTCAACAAGCAGTTGCTAAGATTCTACGATTTGGGGATGATCCTAAAAGCGTCAAGCAGCTTCAAGATGAGATTGGTGATGTCCTTGCAATGATAACTATTCTTGGCCATCAAGAAGTTATTGACGGGGACAAGATATTAAAACGTGTCCCCGTCAAATTACGTAAATTAAAGAAGTGGAGTAACATAAATGACCTAGATGACATATTAGAAAACTTATAAATAATACTAATAAACATCTAGGAGTTTTTTAATGTTACCATTTAAATCGTTTCTCACAGAGAAACTTATCATGTTTTCAAACGGAGCTAGGTACGGTCAAATCGTATTTCTAGCAGGTGGCGCAGGCTCTGGTAAGGGGTTTGCTGCTTCTAACTTCATGCAAGGTGAAATATTCAAGACACGAGATGTTGATGCATGGAAGTCTGCATTCTTAAAGATTGCTAAACTAAAGAAGAAATATCCTGAGATCCGTGGACTAGATTTAAGAAAACCAGATGATGTATTTAAATTACATCAGTTTGTAGATTCTAAAAAGATCAAAGACAAGACAATGCAACACATGTTGTCTTCAATGGGTAATAAGGAAACTCTTCCTAACATCTTATTTGATATCACAGCAAAAGACGTAAAGAGTGTAGCTAAATTGTTACCAGATCTTCTTAATGCTGGTTATAATCCTGCAAATATTCACATGTTGTGGGTACTAACAAGCTATAAAGTAGCTGTAAAAAACAATGCAGAACGAGATCGAGTCGTTCCTTCTGACATTCTACTACAAACACATAAAGGTGCAGCTAATACTATGTTCAGCCTTATTAGGGGGACAGGTAAGAAATTAGCAATCAATGGTGCAATTCATGTACTATTAAACAATCGTGAAAACACAATATTCTTCCCTAATAGCAAAACTGTTATTAAGGACTTCAAATACCTTACAATGAAGAAACGAGGCAAACCTATTAATAAAGACATTGAGATGCAAAAACAGCTGTTCCAGTGGATTGTAGATAATGTACCACCTGACACTATTAAGAAGGCGGCAGAAGACTTATGAGATCATTTAGACAGTATAATGAAGGGGAACTAACCAAGGCCATTCGAGATATTGTTATTCCTAAGAAGTGGACTCATGCTATTAAAAGAGCTGTCCATAGTAATAAATATAAACAAGCTATAAAGGTATATCATCAGATGATAAGGGATTATGAAAAGAATCCTGGGGCATATCAATCTGCAGGTATTTGGATTACTAATCCAAAAGGATTAGCAATTGATAAAGCAGCAAGAATTATTGGAATATCACCTAAAGAGTTTAGAAAGGTGTTAGACAAGAGAACAAGACACAGTTAAGAGGGCATTATGATTAATTCATTCAGTGGATACATTTTAAACGAGGCGGCAAATAGTAGTTTCCAAGCTATTATTGATGAGAAGCTGACTGACGAAGAAAAGAAGGTTCATGGGAAATACAATATTCCTAAGAAGAGCTTTCAGTTAAAGATTCATCCTAAGGATAAAAAGACATTTGTTAAACTGTTTAAAGAAGCACCAGACAAGACAGTAGGTAATGGTGAGATTTCATTATACTGGTTGTTTAACGGCAGAGCGAAGGAAACTAGAGGCGGCACTGAACCTGATTTAAGAATTGACAAGAAAGCAGTTGAGGTAAAGGCCTATCCTAAACATGATCCTATTTCTCTAGGACGATTCCAAGACAGAAGAGACTTTAGAGCGCTGTTGAATACTCTATTTGGTATCTCTAATCTATTCCAAGCATTTGCAAAGGATAATACAAAAGGTAATCAATCATTTAAAGGTGAGCTGTCATTTAAATACCCTGATGTATTAGAAGCTTCAGAAAAGTTCATTGAACTATCTTTGTTGTTTAAGAACAACAAAGATCTACTAAACTTCAAGATATTTAAGGATATGAAGAAGACAGTTGATGACTTTGAAAAGAGCTTAAAGAAACTAGGATATGGTTCAAAGATTAATGATCCAGAGAGTATTGCAGTAGGTCTTATGAAGAGACTAATTGATGTGTCTATTGGTGATAAACCAGGTGATAAAGGGTATATTGCTAACTTAAAGGATAGTGATCCAACTGATGTTTGGTTCCACTACATTGATTTCAAAAACATGCAATCAGATACTAAGACTCTATCAAAGAAAGGAACATTCGCTATTAATGGTGGAGTGTTTAAGGCTTCATTCTCTACTCTATTCCCTGGATAAATAATGAAGTTTAAAAAATACCTAGAAGAGGCAAAGAACACTCACATGATCCATATCGAAGATATGGTGATTGATGGTGGCGTGAATGGTACTAGATCTGCTATTAATGCTCTTCGTGATCTTCGTAATATGCTTGCTGGTCATACAAATGATACAAAACAAGTAACTGTTAAATGGGACGGAGCTCCTGCAGTATTTGTGGGTATTGATCCTTCTGATGGTATGTTCTTTGTCGCTAAGAAAGGTATCTTCAATAAGAATCCAAAAGTATATAAGTCACATGCAGAAATTGATGCTGATACTTCTGGAGAGCTAGCTGACAAGCTGAAGATTGCATTCACAGAGTTAAGAAAACTAGGGATTAAGTCAGGTGTGTATCAAGGGGACATGATGTTCACCCAATCTGATTTAAAGAAAGAAACTGTTGATGGGCAAAAATATGTTACTTTTCATCCTAATACTATTGTGTATGCTGTACCTGTTGAAGATGCTAAAGATATCCTAAAAGCAAAGATTGGTATGGTTTGGCATACCAAATATGTTGGTGGTTCATTTGAATCAATGAATGCTCAATTTGGTGTCAAATTAACAGACTTTAAAAACGTTTCATCTGTATGGCAAAAGAGTGCTGATCTACCAGATGTGCCAAATGCTACACTTACTAAAAAAGAGACAGAAGAGATTACAAAGCACATTTCAAACGCTGGTAAATTATTCAACAAGATTAAGTCTTCTACTCTTAAAGATGTAGCAGATAATAAAGAGATTAACCTGTTTATTAACACATTTAGAAATACAAAGGTGAGAGCCCAATCAGAGATTAAAGACACTAAGAAACACGCGAAGGAGCTTATTAGGTGGATTCATGATCGATATGATAAAGAGATTGCTAAGTTGAAATCAGATAGAGGAAAGGCTAATAAAGCTGAGAAGAAAGCTGTTGCATTAGCATGGTTCTCTAAAGACAACCTCAAAAACCTTGTGTATATGTTTGATATGCAGAACGAGTTGGTGTATGCAAAGAGAAAATTACTTACTCATCTCAATAAAATTGATAGTATAAATACCTTTGTAAAGACTAAAGATGGTTTTAGAGTAACAGGTGCCGAAGGATATGTTGCTATTGACCACCTTACAAATGGTGCATTAAAAATAGTTGATCGTATGGAATTCTCATACAACAACTTTAGTAAAGACATAATTAAGGGATGGGAATCAGATGCAAGAGGATAAAGAATTTGACGAAGCTTTAGATGCAAGAGCTCGTAATAAGAAAAAGCAGGCTATGAAGCGGGCAAAAGCTAAAATCAAGATTGGCAAGAAGAAAGCTGC